GTAAATATCCAAGTTTATCCTCGTTTCCAACATCAACAGTTGGGTTTATTATGATTAACTTGTTGTACGGTGTTCCTCTTCTTAATACATCCTGTAGAGCCTTATAGATCGATACGTATGTTTTACCAGTACCAGCAATTCCATGACACAAAATAAGCTGAGTATTGAAGTTACTTATCTTTTGATAAAATAATTGTTGATTATCTGTTAGTGGTTTGAAATTGTTAACGATCTTTGGAATTTGACCGACAGGGGATTTGTACATTTTACCATTGTGTTCATAACCATTTTGTAATCTAGGATTAATCTGCATATTCACCATCCTTATTTTATATTGTTAGTAACTGAGTAATTTAAACTAAATATCGATATATTCCTCCTTATTAATCTTCCTTTTTAAGGTTTCTCAAATCTACACCACCTTTTAGTACAACTGATTCTTTTGGTTCTTCCTTTTCACCCATCATTAACTCATGAGCTGTAGGTGGCTTTTCACCTTCTTTATACATTTCCCACCATTTCTTTTTATTCTGCTTTCGTTCTTTCTTTACAGGAACACCTGCACCTATTTCAAATGCCATGTTTGCTGCAATAACTAGTGATACTGCTAGTGGATCAAATACGAATATCAATATGAATATAAAGAACTTTACGACTGTATCTATTTCAGTGTTAAAAACTCTAGCAAGATATATTGCAGGACCAACATCAATTCCTGTGTCTACGAGTATTGCTTTAAGATCTCCGATTTCTTGTTTGACATTTAATGTTGCTTGATTGAGCTCGTCTATCTTTGGTTGATATTCTTCTCTTAACTTCTTGCGTGCTGTGCGATAATTGTCTGGTAGTTCTGCTATGGCATCTTCTAATTCTTGTTTTAGAAATATCTTATCTTCATTTAATTGTTCTAAACGATCTTCTTTAAACATTAACACAGTAGATTGTTTTTCAAATTCTGTCGTTGCACCTTGATATGCATTTGACAGATAGCCGAATATACCAGCTGATGTAATTAAAATAAGAATTAATGTGCCGACTAATAAATAGTTTTTAAGAAACGTGGGTACCGTCTTCCAATATCTGTAGAGAAACGAGGCTGTAACAAGTTTTGCGAACTCCAAAGAGCCCGCCATAATAACAACACTCGTTTGAGCGCCGGCAAATAGTTTTGATAATCCGAATACAGAGAAAAATGCTGCACTAATTGCAACAGCTCCAGCTGCAGCAGCGACTAAGTACGGAAATATTTTTGAGTTTACAAAATCCATGATTATAAGTCCTGATATTCAGCTATAATTATGTCTCTACAGAAGTAATAACTGTCACCATTTCTCAAGACTGTGTCGGCTTTCCAACATTGTTTCCAATGGTCTAAGCCCTGAACCTCAACATCGGAGACGATCATCCTACCAAGTATGTAGTACATATCGTCTCCGACTTTTATGAGTCGTTTATTCATGCGAAGCCACCCTACAGCTACACTCAATCCCGTTTATCCTGATTCTATTGTTGAAAACGGAAATCACCTCTTCGCCTGAGTAAACATATAACCTAACTTATCTTAACGAAGTTCTTCTTAGGCATCTTTTCTTCATGCTTTGGAATCTCTATGGACAAGATACCATCCTTGAAGTTAGCCTTTACACTGTCACCGTCTAATGAATCTCCTAAAGTGAACTTGCGTTCGAAAGCAGAATGCTTCAACTCTCTACGCAATACAGTTGCATCACTATCTTCATCAAAACCATGTTTGCTACCCTTGATTGTCATAATTCCATCTTCAACCTCAACTTCTAGATTCTTTTTATCGATTCCAGGAATTTCTGCAACTACACCAACTTTGTCATCGTATTCGTATACGTTAACCTTTGGATATGCTGTACCTTGAAATGGATTGACACCAACAGTTTTAGCAACTTCTGGAAAGTTGTCTTCAAACATGCTGTCAAACAGTTTATCAAACGGTGTTAAAAAATTATCTCTTGAAATACCAGGAAAACTGGTGTATCTAACTAAGCTCATTGTTTTTCTCCTTATGTTATTCTATGAACTAACTGAGTACCTAATCATTAGCGTACCCATATAGTATAGAGAAAAAACCGTACCAAAAATATTTGTATGACAAAATGGCATTATACTTTTCATATGTGGCAAACAATTTGTCATATTGTCACTTAAACTCCAAACCGAAATGTTTAGAAATTTGTCTAAGCTTAGGATTCCACTTCATATTATTACAATCCTCTAAAAGCCTAATTGCTTCGTTTCTCTCCATCGGTTTCTTGAATGTTTTACCCTTAAAATCTAAAGTGCTAGTATCAGACTTTGAACACAATTCCAAAATAGTCTTTAGCTCTTTATACGCATTAAATCCAGTGGCAGTCATTGGTATTTTACCACTCTTAGATGCCATTAAAATGTACCTATCATAATCTGAAAGTTTATTAAAATCCATTTATTGTTCCTCTATAGATTTGTTATTTGAATTAAAATTATTGCTGATGCTAGCATTATACTAATCACAGTTTTTATTGTTGGTATTTCACCTATAAACGCCCACGCCATTATTCCAAATATTATAGTTCCAACACCAAATCCTGCAAGTCTCATATTCCAAAATGCTCCGAAGTGTTCGTACGACCATTTAGTACTGTAGAAAAATAACGGTGCAATCACTAAACTTGTGAGATACATCCACCACAGAGATTTCAACCATGGTTTATCCCATACAACCCAAGCTTGTAACTGAAAAAATGCAAAAATTGAACCTATAACCTGTGCTACTAACGCTAATTGTAATTTACTAAATTCCAAGTATTTCCTCATCTTCTTCAATGTCTGGTTCAGCGAAATCATATTGCTTATCACCTATACCCTTTTTTGGATCATACGGATTTCCATGGATGTCATAGTGTAGATCATCTTCCCATTTACCCTCATGAAAGCCATCTGCAAAATGTTTAGTTTTATTTGGTTCTATTTTGTTTCTCCAAAACCATTGTTCGAAGTGATACGTGCATGCACTAATAACAGTTTTCAGTAAATCAGATAAACTATCATATAGCGTGCTTAATGTTGTCTTCATTGTGACCTCATTTATGTGTGTGAAAAAATTTCTTTTTATTCATAGTCTTTAGCAGCTTATTGATTTCACTAACTTCATCTTCAATCATGTCAATAGATTTTATCATTGCTTTATATTGTCTATCTAACTTATCGTCTATTTCATCTGTGGTATCGAATAAATCATCTAGATCGACACCTATTGCTGCCATTCTATTCGATGTTAAATTAACCGATGATGCAAACTCATCTATAGTTACCATTCTATTTAATTTGGCATCTATATCTTTTTGCATTTTTATTAATGCTTCATCTGCAACCTGACCAGATTCTATAAGTTTACCTAAGAACGTAATGTCATCTAGTATTTTTCTTAACTGTTTGACGTAGCTCTGTATTGTTTTTGGATCATTCAAATCCGTGAACACAGCAACTTTATTATCTGTCTCTTTGTATTTTTCACCTAATTCTGCAACACGATCATTTGCTTTTTGTACACCAAGATATAATCCTGATGTAAAGCAAAATAATCCGCATGCAATAATTGCTATCATCTGTTTCATAATTTTACCTCAAATCCTATTTTAGCTTTATAAAATTCTTTACCCTGTAATTTTGATATTTCACCTAAGTTGTAGATTCTAATCTTTTCTGTCAATGGATATGATGTTTTAAATTTGTTTTCAAACTCAAATGTATCTCTACCATCATCTTGACTTGGCGGAAAATATCCATCAAAAGAAAATTCTACATCTATCTTTTCCCAATACTTTTTCTTTGTACTGCCACCGAATGATACGAATGTCTCAAAGTTTTTACTAAGTACATTCTCATCACTATTACGACTTGTAAAACCAAACGACATTCCTTTCCAACTTCGCCTTGCATCGATTTTCAGATACCGTACACCTTGACTTTCTTTGTTCATATATTCTGGTTTGAAATATATTCCATTATCGATTTTTGCCCAAAACAAATCATCTATATAAAACTCTCCGAGTTCTCTTTCCCATTGTCTGTTAAGATAAAAGTTGTCATCGCTTATTCCGACACTTACTTCATAATCATCTGGATTGGGTTGCACGTTTGGTGTTCTTGCAGCAAACGATGTAAATAACATTACACCTGCTAATAAACTATCTAATACCATTATTCATCTCCTACTCCGAAGTATTCTAATATACCCCAGATTACTGCTATACTAATTGCAAAAAATAATATATAACTCATTAATACTCTGGTCTCCTTCCAAAATTATTCTTTTCTATTCTCTTTTTTAAGTGACGTTTATACCACATTAAGAATAAAATCTTTTGCAGCCTATCAACCATGTAACTCAAGATACTTTTCAACTGCTAACTCCTTCTTCTTTGCCTCGATCATAATGTCAACATCATTTCCATATGTGTCGATATAATCAAAGACATAATCTGAATGTGCTTGAGGTTTAATTTTAGGATCTTCTTTCTCTAAGCTTCTCGATTCTGAGTAGTGAACCGCTGGCGTAATGCCTTCAGGCCACGTCGACATAGCGAGCTCAAGTGCTTCACGTTCACTAAGCCCGCCATCACAAAACCTGTGGTGATGATAGTCGAACACGATGGGCACGCCAATACGATTGTATATTCCATTATATAACTCCTTTACTGAATACATTGATTCTTTATCGTCATTCTCGACTGTCAATCGAGATCTAACTGATTCTGATAATAACTCGAAATTTTTGCAAAACCTGTCCATTGCAGATTCTTTGTCACCGTATGCACCACCTAAATGTATATTAATTTTGTTGTATGGAGTTTTGCTTAGACCCATAAAGTCCATCATGTCTGCATGGTATTCCAAATCTTTAACACAGTTTTGTACAACGTGTTCGTGTGGAGAAGTTAGAACATTAAATGGACCAGGATGTGTAGTCAATCTAAGACCATGTGTGGTTGCTTTAATACCTGCAGAACGAAGATAACGTTTGATTTCCTCTAGATCAGGAAGATCTGTCCATTCATATTCTGATTTCCATGGTGCAAGTGTAGATGTCATGCGAAAAAACTTGTAGCCATTCAGAATATTCCAATCAATAATTTTATCTAGATCTTTTGCATTTTTAAGTGTGATTTCACTGGCATAACTATGTCCTTTCTCTAGGAAAGTTCGTCTGATCATGGACCTACCAGTTGTGATTCGTTTAACACCTTTAGGTGGATATGATAATTTCATATTTATACATGCATAGCCATAATTCATAATAGATTACTCCATTTCATTAGTTTCATTTTTTTAAGAGACGCACCATTGTTTAGTTCCATATTGGTGATAATCTTATTTTCTACCATCAGATCCATCATACATTTAACATCACAAAGTTCTTGAATAAGCTTTTCATTCTTAGTAAATTCCTGTTTTCTTATTGCTTTACTACATTCCTGTATTAGTTCACCACATTCTTCCATGGTGATAACCATTAGTTCCTCTAACTTTTTCATTTAGACTTTTGTTTCCTTCTAGTATATCTTCGTTTGGGTTTATTCACTTTCGTTTTAACAACAACTTTCTTGCCCAATATAAAATCGATTACATTATTACATACGTTTAAAAATGTTCCCATTTGTTATCCTCTATTACTTTTTTTATTTTGTTTACTGCTTGACTTCCTATCCAACATTCGCCATCTTTAACTGCTCTATGATGATTGTAAAACATGTTGTACGGTCCTGGTTGGACATAGCTTTCAAATGATTTTGCATTTGCAATTGCTTTGATAAAAAAATCCCCTGTTGTTTCTTCTATATATGTGTTACATATAAAGTCTACGTTACCTTCCTGTGCATGATTATAAAAGTGATCGTAGTTAACTGGTACCCACCAATCTTTATCCACTCTTGGACATTTTATTTCTATTCTAGATCCTTTCCATGCAGTTAGAGATGCAACATCAAATGCATACGGTGGGTTTTTATGTCTACAAAACTGAGGAAACTTTCTAGTGAATGCAATTTCTGCTGCTACACCTCTCAATGCATCTAACGTAATCTTATCTTTACTTCTACTAGAATTTCTAGAATGTACACCTGTTGCGATGTTATCTATTTCAGTTAGTATATTATCTGGTATGGTTTCAGGATCGAATAGATACGAAACGTTTATGCTAGTTGAAACTGCCGGAATTGCCATCCCAATACTCCTTTATATATTGCTTTAAAACTTTATCTTTTACCATATCTGGATTTTTAGGTATATTCTCCATTTGAAATATTTCCCATGAATCCATTGCATATTCACCTATTCCTGGTAAATCGCCTACATGTACCCACGTTGGATCGTTTGTTACCCACTGTATACTCATTTTTATTAGTGTTTCTGCACGTTTATTATAAAACCCAAGTGGCTTAAGTAGTTCTGCTAGTTCTTTTTCATTTGCGTACATCATCTTTTCAGGCGTAGGCCACTTACTAAATAACTCTTCTCGCACAGTATCTACTTGTCGTCTATGAGTTAAGTTGAGAAGTATACAGCAAACCAACATTTGCCATGGATTATCTCTATATATTTCCTGTAAAAGTGGGCGTATTATTTTCATGTAATTTCATTATTAATTCTCTCATACCTTTTGTATAAGCTTTAGGGTTTTTAAACTCTCCAGTAAAATGTTCTAAACAAACTGCTGCATCTTCCCATTCTGTTCTAGCAATAGTAGGACTCGCTACACCATGGGCAACTTGATTTGCCAACTGCATTACCCATTGTTGCATAACACCATCGATAATAGGTGCAATACCAATAACACATTCAATCTCACCATCTGAAAACGTTGCATACATTAGCATAACATTATCTTCTATCCAATCAAGAGTCTTAGACTTTGGATAATCATGAAACTTTAGTAATCCATTGTACTTTTTAGCTTGACTTGTTTTGTACTCCAAGTAATCAAACACCTTTCCACACGTAGATTCGAATGGACCTTGTCCATCCCATTTATGACCAAAACCTGTGTTACCTACATTAAGAAGTAAAGAAACCATTTCTTCTCTTCTATATGGGTCTTTACTTAACTCTCGCTTAATCCAAACAGATTCGTCTGGATTAAGCTTAGCTAATATCGATTCTAACATTAGAATATAAAATCCGCATGCCCATTAAGAGCAGCATTAAAATCTGGATGTTCATCTAAATACCTTTCAAACTCATCATCGCTAGAAGTAACAAATGGACCATCTTCATCAACGTCAACATCAAAATTTCCAGTTATTAGATCTTCTTCACTAGGATCGAACATGTTATTATGTGCAAAAAACGCTTCATCACCTGGAACATCTCTGTCCAAGTCTACTTCAGTTGAAACGAAATCATTATTTAAGTTTGTCATTAGTAACCTCTTATTTGTTATATTAGAATCTAAACGTAAAAACCGGTTATTGTACATGTTTATTTTCAATTATTTTTAATTAAATCCAGTTGTTAATAAACTGTCAACGTACGACTCTTCGTCTTCATCATCATAAACATCACAGTGTTCATGACAATCTGAACATATATCGTGTAGTATTATTGTAGCATCACAGCAATCACTATACATATATTACTCCTTTTCTAGTTCTATTATTAAATCTACAACTTTGCCATGAGCTTCATCAATGTAATATAATGAATCACTATTGATCTCACCATCATGACCAGTATTATACGCATCAGTTAGCGTACCTTCTAAGTCTCTTAAAAACTCTAATATTTTATCTGTATCCATGTGCTAAATCTCCCCACATTAATAAAGAACAAACAACTAATTCATCGCCAGGTTTCCATAACCTATTTTCTGGTAGATCATTGTACTCTCTGTAGATTTCACCAGTTGTACTATTCCAGATTTGGTCAATCTCAATATCATCACCATTAAGATGCCAATCCACTGTAATTTCATAATTCTTAGCAATTGCTTCATCACGCTCTGGATGTGCAAGCATTTTACCTTCAAATAGTAATTGTGCAATTGTAACTTCTCTAACACCATTTCCAACTTCATCGACACCTATATTGTCGTTAGCGTTGAAAACTGTTTCTTTTGTATTTAACATTTAGTAACCTCTTGTATATTATACTAGAATCTAAACGTTTCAGGGATTAAAGTACATGCTTTTTTTCACTTTTTTTAAAGTTTTTTACTCTTTTAATTTGAAGCGTATTGATTAAAAATTTAATACTTTCTTGGACATCTTCGTCCATTGATCCAAATAACTTCTGTATTTTTTTATTCACCGTGATTTGATAATAACCAAGTTGTTGCTATGTATTTGTTGTTGCTAATAGGCATACTGCCTCTGTGAACATATGGAAAACCCGCAGGCCAAATACAAAATGTACCAGCTTTAGGTGTAACTTTAAAATTTGTATACAAAAAATCTGTAGTACCACCCTCAGTCACATCATTCAAGTAATACATAACTACAAACATTCTCTTACAAAACTTTTTTAGCTGTGGTTCTTCTGTGTGCCATGCATTGTAGTGGCCCTCATTTTTTATATATCTCTGTATTTGCCACGATGGATAATGAGATCCTTCGATAAACATACAGAATGGATCCCACTCACTCAGCTTACCATAACCTTCTAAATATTTGTCAACGTATTCGTTAGACCTGACACAGAACAAATCAAACATGTGACCGTCCCACATGGTAAGATCTCTGGTATTTTTATAATCGTGCCTTACTCCTCCAGCTGTTTCGCCTTCGAATGTGTTCTCTATATTATCTTCGAAGTGTTGTATAGCTGCATCACATTCTCCTTGCGTTAATGCATTTGGAAAGACACCTATCGTATCATTAAAATCGTATATTCTTTTAAACATTAATTTAACTCTGGTTCAACATCATATTTATCTAACACTGCAAACTTTAATATCCACTTCATATCTTCACCTTCGTCCCACTCTTCATACCCTACAAGCTTACAATTTTTAGTTGTCATTCTACTCACAACGTTATCAGTTTGTCTCTCTTTACTACAAATAACATATATCAAATCTCCTTCAGATCTGACGAACACTTCATTTCCAGGTTTATTGTACGTTACTCCATCCTTCATGATTCCGGCTTTTCCGTGTCATTAACCCAAATGTTTTGTGTATAATCTATTTCGTGTTCTCCGTATTTGACCAAAACACTTTGTAGCTCATCTTCGGTTCTATCTAAATCTTTCTCCAATTCTTTTACGTGCTTCCTATAAATCCTCTCTAATCTTTGAGCATAGAAGTACCAAGTAAAAAAACCCATTGAATAACCCATAATAATGTAGAACCATGGTTGAGAAGTCATTTGTATCGTGTAATCATATATATTCAACTTAACTCCTTTAGGATAAGTATAGTTTAACTTTCTCTTTATACTCGTCAACTGTCATATTATTCATATCTAAAACCTTAGTATCAGATGGGAATGATTTGAACTCGTTAAAGTCTTCTACCAACCCAAGATTCAACATCATTTTTTGTCTACCCGTTGGATGATCAACAATGTTAGATGTTCCCCACACTTTGTTAAAATCTAAATGATCGTACATTTCTCCAGGTCTAATATAATTTTCTATCCACCTAATGCTATCACACATGACATCTTCGGCATTATATGGTACAGAACCTGTATCTCGATAAACCATTTCCATAACTTCGTCCATAAACTTCTCTTTATTCATCCTAGAAGTGGGCTTTGCCATATACTTAATGCATTCTACTGCGTTAGTGCCATAGTAGAACATAGACTCTCTAACGACATACTGTGGAAACCAATCAGCTATATCAGATATGAATGCAGCATATTGAAATTTGAACTTACGAAATCCATTTTTCACGTTCCAATCAAATAACCAATCACCTATTTCTCGTATCTCTCTTTTGTTTCCCTGTTCCAACCATTCTGCTAACTCTCTCACCATTTTCGGAACGTGTTCAACCATGAAGTAATCACCGTTTCGTTTATACTCTGATCCTTCTGGTGGTTTAGGAAAAGCTGGAAATTGGTATCCTATAGATGTATAAAACGGTTCGTGCTTTCCACTCTTTATTCTATCGGTCATTTCTTCTATCGTACTATCCAAGTAAAAGTGAGGTATGATTGTATTGTGGTATCCTGAAGGTTTCTGCGCATAGTTGATTGCTGAACCAGTTAATCTATGTACCATAAAAACAAACAACCATTCTGGTAATCCAAAAATAGAACGCTTATCTTGCCATGCACGAGATACAACATTACGTTGAGGAGACATCAATCCTTTTTGCATCTTTGGCCAGTATGGATGATCCTCGTTATATCCGTAAAAAACATCGTTTACTAACTGACTAAAACCTGCATACTTACGTTCTACAACATCGTATAGTTCCACTTGACACATTAAGTCATCTCCACCATCCCATTCCTGATGAGGTGTAAATCCTAAGTTACAGTCTTCTTGCTGCTTCTTAGCCAAGTCAAAATATTTTAAAAAGTTATCATAGTATTTGGTTGGTTCTATACTCATACCAATTTATCTCCTTCTCTCCAATGAGCTCTTGTAGTTTTCTCAGAAACTGGTTCATTATCATAATAGTAGAAAGCTAAACTTCTCCTATCAATTTTAGTTGGTGTTGGGTGTCCATGTGGTGTACCATTAACATTGAATATAACCACTCTGTTAAAAACGGGTTGTACTGAAACATGCTTAACTGCCAAGTCTTTGCTCCATATTTCCAACTCTCCGCCATCTCCTGGTTTCCAATCTCTATTTAGGTAATACAGTATGTTTACCTTTCTCCACATGTCTATACCTTCGTGATACGAAAAATCTTCATGTACCTCCAAGTGACCACCTGGTAATGTGTGATGATAACCTCCACCGTAATAGCTGTAATCAGATACAAGTTTAGAATTACCTGTTAATTTTCTCAGCCACTCCATAAACTTATCTCCATTGAAATACCGACACATATATTGCATGTTAGGAGGTAGTTTACTTATAGTCTTTACACCACGTTTTAAATTGCTGTGCTCATGATTGTCATACTCACCATCACTGTTAACGTCGTAATCCTTTTCAGTTATAAGATCACACTCATCTGCTAATTTATGTGCTGTGCTTTCATCTAAAAAATCATTTAATATTATGTACGGAGATGGAGTTTGTGCTGTGTAAACTCTACTCAGTGTTTCTATATCAAACTTATTTTTCATTTCTTGCGGTCCATGCTTTAGTAGTTTCTGGAAACTCTTTTTCCATTACTTTCAATAAAGCTTCGGCATAAACCTGTATTTCTACTTGTGCAGTCTTCTCGTACCTAAGTTCTATAAAGTTCATAATACCTTGAAAGCTAGCAGTCCAATAAACTTCAGTATATTGTGATAGTGGTAATATTGCTCGTGCTTGTTCTTTACCAACTCCAGCATCTAGTAAACTTTTGTAGTAAAGGTTTGCATACCAATGTGCATCTTTCCACGATTGCAATACACTTTCTTGATCTTCCACTGCACCTTCAGTTGCTTGTTTATTATCTTTAGATTGCTGTCTAAAAACCTCTGGTGTGTAGAAGTCTTTAACCTCTACATATCTGCCTGAGATCTCATTCCAAGCGTGGTCCTTTGTTGAGCTACTAGAAGATGTTTCTATACCAACTACATGCTTGTACCACTGTCGCATAACAAACTCTGGTGCTTTAATGTGGAACTGTGCTTGTATGTGCCTAAACGGTGAGAAGTGTTTATGCTTAGCTAAGTATCTTACTAAAGCTCTGTCTTGCTTATCGAAGCTAGTTTTTCTTTTACCGAATGAAACTCTTGCAGAATTAACAACAGTCAGATCTGAACCTAACGTATCTACTAGTTCTACAAATCCCTTATCTAATACTGAAATCTTCATACTTCTTTATGAACTTCTCCGTTTCTTTGTCCTGACCATCATATGTGCTACAATCCCAATACCAACCTTTCTTGCCATCTACTCCAACAGTCATATGAGCAACTATCAATTCAGCTAAAGTTCTAGTACTAAGATCATGATGTTTTACGTTGTACTTGTTAAGTACCTTTTCAATTAGATCCTTCATCTCTTATTTCTCCCCATTCTCTAAAGCTATCTATTCTATCGTAGATAGATTCGTCTATCAAATCTGGCTCCGCTCCAACATTCCACATCCATGCACCTGTACTACCACCTACCGACTTTGTTCCTTTATGCTTCATGTATTTCCAAACCTTTGCATCGTAATTGTACACAGTTGGAAACGGAGGCCACCAATCTTTCTTTTCATTTTTTAAAAAGGGTAGCGGATCAGATATTACATCTGATCTACCTAGCTCGCCTTCTTTGAGGTTTCTAGATACAGCGACAGAATAGAACTTAGCGTTTGGCCACCCGATTTGTAATCCTCTTGAAAGGACTCCAGTTGATATGGCACACCATACCTCTTCGGGTTCTCCATGTTGTTTCGCTATAGTATCCGCCACCCTTACCACTCCAGCAACTACTAACGGGTGGTATAAACCGAGTGGTACAAAAAAACCACCCGTTGATTCGGCGTACTCTTTGGCCATTTTATTTAAATTAGGCATGGCCGCAATTCTCCTAAATTTTGGTACGGCCCCTCTCTCAATGCACACAGCTTGATGATCCGATACTCGTTTTGATGAGGGCATGAATAATACAACCTTTTTACCGTACCTCTTCGCAGCTTCAAGTATTGAGACTCCTGCTAGTCCCTTCCTTGGCTGCACATAAACAATAGTGTCCTCCTTGACTTGGCTTATGAGGTAATCTCCAAACCTTGCTTTACTTCCCACTATCTTGTCGTCCCTAACCACATTGAATCCTTCGTGCTGAATTACTTCAGGTGTACCGTAAGGATCTTCCCATCCATCAGTCTGATTCAGGTACCACTCTCTCGTGTATTCCTGAAGATCCTTGTTCTTTCCATCAAGTATGTGATTATTATGAGACACTACTTAAACCTGTTGTGAATGTCTTCTAGTAAATGTATGAATGCTATACCAAACACCATCAGTCCACTGAACTGAATCATGGATAGACCGTCTGCCCACATTATAAAGTCACCCATTCTGAATTTCTCCTGTAGTATGGAGGTGCTGTGTGTACAGAACCACCTAGTTCCATGTAAGTTTTAGCGTACTCTTCCCCATCCATAGTGTACCTCTCGACTGGTGGGGCAATCAAAGGAAAGTCCCACTGTTTAACAGTATTCATTATCTCAAACGTCTTCTTAAACCTTTCATCTCTGCTGCCGTAGAATGGTGTACCCTTAAAGAAACC